CGGGGCAGTTTTCCTAGCTTCTCAGCTAGGTTCACCTTAAACTTATCAAGGAGTGGTGTCTTCTGCTCATTAGAAATGAACAGTAGTACCATCTTGATAAGCTAACCAGTAACTTTTAGGAGGTATACCAGTGAATCATCTAAAGTACTTTTGGTGTATGGTTTGCAACCACAGATATTTCTTTCTGTTGGCTGCAGCCTTAGCCATAGTACTTGGATGGGCATTGGCACTCCTATTTATAGTTACTGAAGAGGTGCTCGGCATCGCCGAGAGGGGTTACTTCATTTCTGCTCCTAAACAGAGCAGTGCTAGAGGGTTAAACCCCCCTAGTAACTTCGTTGTTCCTGAGGGTTTTAAAGCCCCGCGGAACATTGGAGAAAAGTGATGGCCATCTCTCAAGGTGACGCCTACTGGGCTAGCGTGGTTGCTAGCGCCTTTCCTCCCCAGCGTACCGATAGAGGCGTTGACACGGCTCAACTGGAAACGCGTGTGGGGAAGTGGATTAAGAACTATGGTCCTGAGCTCCCTATTAAGGGGTTCAAGATTCAGAATTCTCAAATCCCCTCTCCCTCGCGTTCTGGTGTCCGGGTTTACGTTATTCTCCGTCGTAGCGTCAGGGGTAAAGGTGTATTCTTCAAGCGCATTCAGATTCCGATGCGGTATACCTGGACCAGACAAAAACACTCTGGTTTTTGGCTTTTACGGTTGGAATCTAGCGGGAGAGTACTCGGTCCTACTTTCGAAGCTAAGCTCCGAAAGGCTCACGCGGCTTATAAGAGAAAATCTCGAAATAAGCGACGAGACCCTCGTTTTGGTTTCTTCTTTCGTTCTCCTTTAAGACCTAGTCCGCAGTCTCTGACTTCTTATACGTTGAATTCTTCAACGAATGAGAGAATCGATGCGACCAACCACATTTACTACGCGCCAGTGTTTTCAAATCCTGGTTCTCCGTATGTAAGTTATAGTCGGACGTATTCGGGAGTTAGAACTCCGAATTTTCGGACCCTGAAGGGGAAGAAGCTGCCGGTTAATCCGTACAGCCTCACGTTAGTCGAGACCAAAGATGCTTGCGATTTCTGGCACAACTATGACACTACGGGTCCCATATGGACTACAAGTCCATTTGGACCAACTCGTACGTGGCAAAATGGGTGGCAGAGAACTAGCTCGCGTTGGGGTCAAGTCATACCTACGATACCGTCCGTTTCGGATAGTATCACCTATAACAAAGCCGTTACGAAAGTGATAGAAGCAGCGGAGAGTAACATCTCCGGAAATCTTGCCCAGGACTTTGCTCAATTTGGCCAAACTACAAGGCTGATAGGAAATACTGCTATCAGAATTGCAGGGTCAATTCGGGCATTGCGTCGGGGTAATTTCAAAAAAGCTGCTCTATTCCTTACTGAAGGCAAACCTCAAAGACGTCCTGTTCCTAGACGTCCACTCGATCACCAGAAAACTCTCGCCAGTAATTGGCTTGAGCTCCAGTACGGGTGGAAGCCTTTGTTGCAAGATATCGATGGGGCGATGCGATCTACTGCCGCTTTAATGGCACGAGACACATCTGTTAAGGAGGTTCGCGGGTCTTCCGTTCGCATAGAAAATGTTAGTGATACACCGAGTAGATCGCCGAGCGAAACTACCACTACGTGTAAGCGTGAAATACTTACGCTACACGCATGTAAGATAGCTCTTCGGTTTAAAGTCGATGATCACCTCAAAGCCTATGCTGCGCAGACCGGTTTTACAAATCCCTTGAATCTCGCTTGGGAAATACTTCCGTATAGTTTCGTGATCGATTGGTTCCTTCCGATCGGACCTTATCTCGAGACGCTTTCAGCGTACGATGGTTTGGTCTTCTACGACGGTTCCAAATCCGAGTTCATGAAGCAATACGTTACAGTTGGCGTTAACTTAAACAGCGTGAACGTCACCCCAGTAGGGTACAAGCTAAGTGAGAATGCTTATTACACCCGCGACGCGGTGTCTCATACTCGATCGAAACTTACAAGTTTCCCTCGACTGAGATTGCCGTCGATCAAAGATGGAGCAAGTATTACTCACGCGGCCAATGCCCTTGCACTGATGGTGTCGGCATTCCGTCACTAAGTTCGGGAGCTGCCAACCCTCTTTCTCTATCGAGAGAAGAGTTAACTTTTCTGGAGTAAAATTACTATGGGTGCTATCGCCTCCATAAAAACCTCATCCATTATCGGCACCGTCGATACGACTACGTCGGCGACTGTCGGTGTGGATAAGACGTTTGACCCCGAGGGCTTTATAGCCCCTGGTGTCGCACGATGGGTTGACCGTGCTGCAGGAATTGCAGTCGGCTATCCCTTCCTATCGCTTTCGGTTCGGCCGCCTACCAAGGCAAGTCGAATCTATCGCGTGACGGTAAAGCTAGGTCTCCCGACACTTGAGACGGTTGGCAACGCGTACAACGGCATTACGCCGGGGCCCACGTTAGCTTATACCTGCTTGTGTGTCATGGAGTTTATGTTGCCGGAACGGTCGACAAATGCTGAGCGTGTTGCACTGCTCAGCCATGTTCGGTCCCTCTTCGCGACAACCATCAATGCTTCCGATGGTGCACCCACTGATGCATCGGGTACACCATTGATCGCAGCGGTGTCTAACTTCGACGGTCCGTATTAAATACACGGTCCGTTGAGCTAGAAAAACTCTGGAGATCGCTATGTCTTTTGCGAAGCGTAGTTCGAAACTCCTTAAGGAGTTTCGTTCTCATCGTGTGGCATCAGAGGTAACCTCTGAGATCATCGAAGATTTTCTTTACGCATTGGATTGTCCTCGTGCTCTTACGGTATGGCTGCTCTTTAGAAATGGAGAGCATACCCAACTGTCAGAACTAGAGTTCGATCCGCTCAACTACAGAAATGTAGTTGAGTTGGGCGATGCCTACGCTGCAACTAAGTTCTTATCAAAATTTCGGGGTTTGACTCCGAGTTTCGATTTGGATGAAGTTGCATTACAGAAATTCAGTAAATTCGAATTTCTGTGTGGGCAGACGAATCGTCGCTTTCGGGATCTTGGCGCCGACCCTCTCTTTCGAGGGTCGACCGTTTGGCTTCATAGTGAAGTCAAGCGAAAAATTGCTTCGATTCTGGGCGACTTTAACGTTGAAGAGATGTTCTCGATGGCCGATTGGGGTCCTGGCGCGACGACCTTAATTAAGTCGTTAAACGCCAGTTCTGCCAATAAGTTCCAGCATGAAGCTGGGATAACACGTGATCTGTATGCTTTGTTGCCGGATTCGCTGATAGCCGGAGCTTATCCTGGCTGGTATGCGCATTTACTTGAAATCGGTTTTCCTAAATTCCAAGTAGGCAACAAAGTGGTCACCGTTCCGAAGGACTCTTCTGCTAATAGAGTTATAGCCATTGAGCCAGGGATCAATCTCTGGTTTCAGAAAGCAATTGGCTCTATGTTACAGAAAAGACTTCTTCGTGTCGGGATCGATTTGTCGAGGCAAGAGATTAATCAAAATCTCGCTTTTGAGGCGTCGAAAGACGCTTCTTTTGCGACGATTGACTTTTCTTCTGCTTCGGACTCTATTTCGAGAGAGGTGATCAGAGAGGTTTTACCCCCTCGATGGTTTTCTCTCCTTGATAGTGCTCGATCTCGGCTCGGTAAACAAGGCGATTCTTTAATTGAATGGGAGAAGTTCTCCAGTATGGGGAACGGCTTTACCTTTCAGTTAGAGTCTCTTCTATTCTACGCCATCGCAAGATGTGTAGTAGAATTCCTTCACGAGTCCCCCCTCAGCGCGAGGGAGAACCGCGTGTCGGTTTATGGGGATGATGTTATTATCCCCATAAAGTGCCTTGATCTCTTTTCGCAAGCAAGTAGCTTCTACGGCTTCGTTTTGAACAGAAAGAAGAGTCACTTTTCTTCCTTGTTCCGCGAAAGCTGTGGTGCGCATTTTGCTTCCGGCTGTGACGTTAAGCCCATCTATCTTAAGGATAGTCTATCAGACGTTTCATCCGTTTTTCGGCTGGCGAATGCAGTCCGTCGATTCGCACATAGGCGTATGTCAAAGTATGCCTGTGATGCTCGTCTTCGAACTGTGTACGTTCGCCTAGTGAATCTCGTTCCCCGGAGACTTCGTCTCTGGATACCTGAAACGCTAGGCGATGGTGGTTTCATCTCTAACTTTGATGAAGCTACTCCAGCACGCTGTAGACACTGGATCGAAGGATTCAATGTCTCCAGTTTGGTGATGGTAAGTAAAACTTACCAGTCTGACGGGATCGGTGTTTTATTTAGCCGATTATGGGTTCCGTCGCAGCAAGAGGAACGGAATACTGTTCCTCTAAGAGGCCGAACAAAACTTCAAGTAACTCGGAGTTTTGTCCCACGGTGGTACGATCTCGGTCCTTGGGTGTAATGCCCATCGATCGTTTCCCTGCGTCTTCTTTTCAGGTCCTTAAATAAGATCTCCTTAGAATGACTACGGTGGAGGCCAGTTGGCC